TTGCTCGCTATGATGGAGGCAGGTACGGAGATGTTCTTCTCAACGGTGATATTCACCAGGAAAACGCAGATAAGATAGGTATCAGCCGTCGCCTAGTAAAGACGGTAACTTACGCCTTCCTTTATGGGGCAGGCGATAAAAAGATCGGACTAAGTTATGATCCACAACTTTCTGAGAAGGCTGCCACGGCCAAGGGTAAAGAGATCCGTCAGGCTTACATGGATGCAATTCCAGGACTTGAGAAGCTGGTTAATGCGGTTAAGTCCAAGGCGGAATCTGGTTACCTACAGTTGTGTGACGGTCGCCGCTTGCCTGTTGATGGTAGCCACAAAGCCCTTAACTACTTACTCCAAGGGAGCGCGGGTGTTGTAGCTAAACGATGGATGGTCATTGCTAATCAATGTAAACCATCAAATCACATTCATCAATTAGCATTTGTACACGACGAATTACAATACGAAACCATCCCAGAAGAGGCAGAAACACTTAGACAACACCTTGAGCTATGTGCAGGACTTGCAGGAGAACATTACTCTTTACGAGTCCCTATTGCAGCAGAAGGTAAAATCGGGCAAACCTGGGCAGACGTTCACTAATCAAACCAATGGCAGTAAAATCTAAAACAGCACTGGGACGGGTTGACTTCCAATCCCGTGCAAAGTACAAACACACCCGTCAAGGTAATGGCACTCGTAGTCTTCCTTCGCATGGGCGTAAGCTCAAGCGGGGACAAGGTAAGTGAGTCTATTAATTGACGCAGACTACATCGTATATAAAGCCTGTGCGGGAGCTGAAATCGACATCGACTGGGGTGATGATGTCATCTTCGTATCCAGTCGCTTCAGTGAAGCCTACAGAGCAGTTGAGCGAGAACTCTATAAGATCGCTACTGACCTTGGATGTTTTGATGACTCTATTCTGTTCTTTTCTGATAGTGTCAACTTTCGTAAATCTATTGACCCAACGTATAAAGGACATCGTAACCGAAAGAAACCGTGCGGCTACAAAAGGGTCATCAACAAACTCAAGGAAGAGTATCACGTTGTTGTGATGCCTACACTTGAGGCGGATGATGCTATGGGCATCTACGCAACAAAGGAGCAGGGGCATATCATCTGCTCACCCGACAAAGACATGAGACAGATACCTGGAGAACTTTATGATTTATCTGATGGTGTCGTCACCATTACCGAAGAAGAAGGTAAGCGTTGGCACTTCGTTCAAACGTTGGCTGGCGACCAAACTGACGGCTATGGCGGGGTTCCTGGATTCGGAATCAAACGTGCGTACTCCTTCTTTGAAGAGAACGGATACACGTGGGATGCAGTCCTCAAAGCCTTCGCTTCCAAGGATCTTGATGAGTCAACTGCCCTCCAGAATGCAAGACTCGCAAAGATCCTTCAGCATTCCGATTATGACTTTACCAACCAATGCGTCAAACTCTGGACCCCCACCAGTAATAGTTGACCTCACTTTTGAGCAGCAGTTCAAGATGCGTCAAATCGAAGACGCATTAAAAGCTTCTAAAGATCAAGTGGATGATATTATCACGATCTTCCTTGCTCTACAAAAGCAATGCTTTGTCCTTAGTAACAACGTATCCAACCTAGTAAAACAATGGCCAGCTCCGACAATCATGGACCCGACTACTATCGACGAGGTTCTATCCAAGTTTGGGATTTCGTCCGAGACCAAGGACTAAACTTCCACCTTGGTAATGCAATTAAATACATCTGCCGAGCTGGTTACAAAGACAGTCGTCGTGATGACCTCCGTAAAGCAATCCACTACCTTCAAAACGAACTAGAAAATGACATCCTCCACCCGTCAGCAGCAAGCCGTAGAGTTCCGGAAAAGTTTCCAGGTGAGGAACAGTACTACGCCGGCTTCACGGACTTTGCAGAGGCGTTTGATCGTTGAAGAGTTCAAAGAGTTCCTTGATGCTGAAAACCAGCTGATCATGGGACTCACTGTCAACGCCTCTGAGTGCCTGAAGGAACTAGCTGATCTGGTCTATGTGTGTTACCAGTATGCAGCTAACCTTGGGTGGGATCTTGATGAAGCTCTTGATCGTGTCCACCAAAGTAACTTGTCCAAACTGGACGACAACGGTAAACCTATCTACCGAGAAGATGGGAAGGTTCTGAAAGGACCAAATTATCAACCTCCTAACCTTACTGATCTCGTTTAATAATGTCTGCCCCCGCCAAAGAACTAATTGCCCGCACTGGGCGTGTACAATCCTGGATTGATGATCCAACCTCTAGGCTGCCTGTATCCTGTACCGTCTTCGTTGTGGAAGACACAATGGAAGGAGAAAATGGAATCGAAGCCTCGTGGCGTTTCGTCAGCCATGCACTACGCTACGGTGCAGGAGTTGCTGTCCACCTTAGCAAACTGCGACCCAAAGGATCTGAAAATGGTAAAGGACTTGTAGCGTCTGGTCCTGTGTCGTTTGCTAAGATCTACTCCACACTTAATGAAATTCTCCGTCGCGGTGGCGTCTACAAGAACGGAGCAGTAGTATGTCACTTGGATCTCAGCCACCCTGACGTTCTTGACTTCATTACTGTTAGCCGAGCTGAACTTCCTTGGGTAAAGCGTTGTGTTAACATTAACGATTACTGGTGGAATCTTGCCACCAAAGACGTCAAGGAAGCGTTGATTCTTGCCATCAAACGTGGTGACGTTTGGCTCAACAAAACTAAAGTCGATCGAAATGGAAATCGAATCCGGGGTAACGTTTGCTTGGAGGTATACCTCCCCTCACGAGGGACCTGTCTACTTCAACATGTCAACCTCGGCGGATGTGAATTCGATGACATTCAAGGTGCATTTGTCAAAGGAATGTCCGAACTGTGTAAGCTACACGGCAAAACAAATGTTGGAGAAAGCGGAGAGTACCTCCCTTCAGAGACTGATCGCCAAGTCGGTCTCGGAATGTTGGGACTTGCCAACCTTCTCCGACGCTACGGAGTAACTTACGAAAGCTTCGGGTTGGCACTTGAAGCACTTAACAGTGGTCGCCCCTACCCCGAGACCCCTGGGTACGTGCTCGCCAAGGAACTCCAGATCGGCGTTAAGGCAGCTGCAGAGGTAGCTAAGTACAATCGTATGGATCGTGCCTTTGCCATCGCTCCTACAGCCTCCTGTAGCTATCGCTATAAGGATCTTGATGGGTACACTACTACCCCTGAGATCGCTCCTCCCATTGCCCGCCAGGTTGACCGTGACAGCGGAACCTTTGGTGTCCAGAGCTACGACTACGGTAATGTTGAAATCGCGTCGGAAGTTGGCTGGGAATCTTACAAACGAGTCGCTGATGGCATCATGCGGATGCTTGACTCAACGGGACTTCTTCACGGTTATAGCTTCAATAGTTGGTCTGATGTGATCACCTATGATGAAGCGTTTATCGAAGAGTGGCTGCAATCCCCGCAGACCTCCCTTTATTATTCGCTTCAGGTGATGGGTGATACCCAAGACAAGACTAGTGCATATGCTGCATTGGATGAGTCAGAGGTTGACGATTACCTGGAGTCGATTCTAAATGATCCTGCTCCTGATTGTAATTGCGGCGAATGAACCCCTATCAAAAACTACTAAATCGTAAACGAACCTGGACACCTGTCCAAACAACTGCTGGTAAACTGGCTGAAGGTGCGGAAGAAACTATCTACCGTGCCTTGGCTGTTCGTCATATGGAACTACCAGTTGGAGACTTTATCACTGATGCACTGAAAAATGAAGTACCGAACATGGCGAGGGATCTCCTTCAATCCAATATCAAAGACGAAGAGAACCACGACCTTGCACTCGGTTACATCGCCAACGCTATCGGCGTTGATGAAAAGGCTGAAGCCGAAGCAAAGAAAATTCGGGACGCCTGGATTGCTCATCCAGATCACACGATCCTCAAAGCACTTGTTGCCGAACGTGCGATTTTCTTTGTGCTCCTCCCATTCTTCCGATTTAACGGTGATGCTGGTCTCCGAACAGTAAGCGCAGACATTTCACGTGATGAACAAGTACACGTTGCAGCAAATAGCTTGGTATGTCGTGAGCTTAGTCTCAATTGGAGTCCTTCTTTGGATAAGCTCAGAAAGGCAACCATTAATTGGGTGCTTGAACCTCTAGGTAGAAATACCTCCAATAAATATTTGGACAAAAAATTTTGGCTGGATTCCAGTGATAGTTTGATGTACCAAGGTAAAGCACCTGAGCTTTCTGAAACACGTAGGGCACGGATGCCTGCTTTCTTTGAACATGCCAACCCAAACCTACCCCAGTACGCTTAACCTTCTGGACGTTAAGGGCATGGCTGCTACGGCTATGCTCTCCAAACTAGACGAAACATTTCCACCAACTACACCCACACCTGAAGATACAATGGAAAAAATTATGTACCGATCTGGTCAGCGTAGTGTCGTTGAGTGGATTATTAACTGGTTTGAAGAAAACGATCCGACTAACTTTGATTGATCATGGCTCTTGCACCTTGGGAAAAACAACTATCTAACGAACAAAAAGCAGCTGCAGCGGCTCTTGGAATTAATAACGTCAATAAACAAGACGAACTAACCCGCATCAATAATTACATTGCAGCTGCCCAGAAAAGCCAATCGGATCCGGTCTATCAGCAAGCTGCTAAGAACCTTGGTATCACTAACTACAATTCAGTTAATGATTACGCTCAGGTTGTCAATCGGATGGCCAACCCACCTGCGCCAACAACTACTACTGTTACAAAGCCTTCGATTGATTTAAGCAGCTTCATTGGTCCACAAGGTACCGCCGGTATTCTTGGTCCCAACGCTGTTAAACGTGCACAAGACTATGGTCTTTCCACTGGTCTGATTAAACAGCTAGCAGCTGAGCAAAGTTTAGGCTTCAGTGAAGATGCGTTTAGTGCACCGACACCGGAGCCAACGACTACTGAGACAGCTCCTCCCCCTGTGCCCGAATATCAAGGGCCAACTATGGAGGACTTCTCTGGTTTGATTGAGCAGATGCAGATCCAATCTCAGCAGCAAATCGATGCGTTGATGCAGGGGTTCCAACAACAGGAAGCCCAACGTCTGGCGGAGATCGCTCAGTTGAGAGAAGAACAGCGTAGCATGATGATTAACCAAGCCCGTGCTGTTTCTCCTGCTAACCTTCAACTTGGTATTGGTTACAACCAAAACAAGCTAGCCGGTACAGAAGGATTCAAGGTACGTCCTAAATCTACTACCCCTGCACCTGTTGCCTTTAGTGCACCTACACTGGCTGCAGCAACATCTACACTGTTACCTTCTTTTCTTAACGTCTGATGACCGCTAAAACTCGTTATGACAGATTGTCCTCAGACCGTGCCCAGTTTCTAAACACTGCTAGACAAGCAGCAGATCTTACTCTTCCTTATCTTATCCGAGAGGATGAGGTATACACCAAAGGTTCTATCAAACTTACAACCCCGTGGCAAAGCGTTGGTTCTAAGGGTGTAGTCACTCTGGCATCTAAGTTGATGTTAGCTCTACTGCCCCCACAAACCAGCTTCTTTAAACTCCAGGTAAATGATATTAACCTTGGTCAAGAACTAGGACCAGAGATTAGATCTGAACTTGACTTGTCGTTTGCTAAAGTAGAGCGAACGATCATGGAATCTATTGCAGCTTCCGGTGATCGTGTCGTTGTACACCAAGCACTAAAGCATCTTGTTGTCGCTGGTAATGCTCTTATCTTCATGGGTAAGGATGGGCTTAAGCTTTATCCTTTGAACCGTTATGTAGTAGATAGAGATGGCAACGGTAATGTTATTGAGATCGTAACAAAGGAGACAATCTCGAAAAAAATACTCAAAAAATTTTTCCCCGATTACAAAGAACCACAACCCAATGCCCCAATGGACGAATCAAGGTCCAGTGAGGATGAGGTAGATGTGTACACTCATTGCACTCTAGACAACAATCGTTGGGTGTGGCACCAAGAAATCAACGGGGAAGTCGTGCCTGGATCTCAAGGCAAAGCACCTAAAGAATCAAGCCCTTGGCTAGTCCTCCGCTTTAACCACGTTGATGGTGAAGTGTATGGGCGTGGTCGTGTAGAAGAATTCATTGGTGATCTTAAGTCACTTGAAGCACTCTCCCAGGCAGTTGTAGAAGGCGCTGCAGCAGCAGCTAAGGTGATCTTTACTGTATCACCTTCTAGTACTACAAAGCCTGCTACACTGGCTAAGGCGGGTAACGGTGCTATCATTCAAGGTCGTCCTGATGACATCGGTGTTGTACAAGTTGGTAAGACAACTGATTTCCAAACAGCTTACCAGATGATTGGAACACTTTCGCAACGATTAAGTGATGCCTTCCTTGTACTTACTGTAAGACAAAGTGAGCGAACCACTGCTGAGGAAGTACGTCTTACACAACTCGAACTTGAACAACAGTTGGGCGGTCTATTCTCCCTTCTTACTGTTGAGTTCCTTGTACCTTACTTGAACCGTAAGCTTAGTGTTGCCCAGAAGACTGGTGATATTCCTCGTCTTCCTAAGGGTGATATTGTTAAACCCACGATCGTTGCTGGTATCAACGCCTTGGGTCGTGGTCAAGATCGTGAAAGTCTTGGTCAATTCCTTGCAACCATTGCACAAACAATGGGACCTGAAGCAATTCAAACTTACATCAACCCTGAGGAAGTCATCAAACGCTTGGCTGCAGCTCAAGGTATTGAAGTATTGAATCTTGTTAAGAGTATGCAAGAAGTTCAGCAACAGCAACAAGCCGCTATGCAACAACAAGCACAGATGGCTATGGCACAACAAGCTGGACAACTAGCACAAGTTGAGCAACGTCGTGAACAAGCGGCTGGAGAAATGGCTCAACAAATGATGCAACAACCACCACAAATGTAACCACCACTCATGAGTGAAACTCTAACTTATAACGAAGCACCTGCTGAACAAGGTGAACTTAATGCAGATGAGCAGGACTCCCTGGCTGTAGCTGAAGCTAACGAAGCTGAACAACAACAACTACTGGCAGGTAAGTTTAAAGATGCTCAGTCACTTGAGCAAGCATATCTTGCCCTTCAAAAGAAACTTGGTGAACCCCGTGATGAAGTACAACAAACCGATGAAGCCGAAGCCGGTGAAGAAGCCGACGAAGAAGTAGAAGAACCTGAACAAGAGCCTGAACCTGAGGTTCTCACTCAAGAACAAGCTGATCAGCTGTTTGAGATGGTGGGAGGTAAGAAAGCCTACAAGTCTATGATTGCATGGGCTGGGCAAAACCTCTCTGAAGCTGAGATCAAGATGTATGATGCAGTGATGGGTCGTGGTGATCCTAGTGCTATCTTCTTTGCAGTTCAAGCACTTTCCAATAAGTACTCTGATGCTGTTGGTAAAGATGGTAAGCTGCTGACTGGACGTGGTAGTAACGAATCCGTTGAGACCTTCCGCAGTCAAGCTGAGCTTGTACGAGCAATGAGCGATCCCCGTTATGATAACGACCCTGCTTATCGTCAAGACGTGATTCGTAAGCTTGAGCGTTCTGACCTTGATTTTTAAACCACTTATTATTATGACTGATCATCCTTACGGTATCCCCCACAACGAACGTGCTGAACGGCTGAATGGACGCCTCGCTATGCTTGGTGTTATCGCAGCTATTGGTGCGTATGCTCTTACTGGTCAACTGATTCCTGGTATCTGGTAATGCCTCTTAAGAAGGGTAAATCACAAAATACAATCTCGGCTAACATTCGTCAGCTAACTATTGAAGGTTACCCTTCTAAGCAGGCAGCAGCCATTGCCTATAGTAAAGCTGGTAAATCTAAGAAGAAAAAGTAATGGCTAAACCTGGACTCTACGCAAACATCCACGCTAAACGGATGCGTATCAAACAGGGTAGCGGTGAGAAGATGCGTAAGCCAGGTTCGCCTGGTGCACCTACTGCTGCCCAATTTAAGAAAGCAGCAAAGACTGCTAAAAAGTAGTATTGGTAGATCCGCTTATACTACGCGTGTATTGGCGGATTTGAAGGAGCAAGCAATATAAAAGTTCTTCGCTTTATTATCATGATTCCTATTCTAACTACTCTGTCAGTCATTAGCTCTTGGTATGGTCCTAACTTCCATGGGAACCTTACTGCTAATGGAGAACGCTTCAATCAACATGCGCTAACTGCTGCTCACAGGTCACTACCATTTGGTACACGCCTTAGGGTATGTTTCAAACAGTGTACCACTGTGAGAGTTAATGATCGTGGACCGTACTACGGTAACCGCTCATTGGATATTAGTAAAGCTGCTGCTGATCGAATTGGTCTGACTGGCTCTGGAGTTGGACGTGTAAAAGTAACTAGACTTAACTAAACTCAAATGACAACTGCTATTGCAGCTCCCCGCTCTCAGGAGAACACTTGGGAGCTTTTTTGTAACTGGGTCACTTCGACCAACAACCGTCTTTATCTCGGCTGGTTTGGGACACTGATGATTCCGTGTCTGCTGGCAGCTACCATTTGTTTTATCATCGCCTTCATTGCTGCCCCTCCGGTAGACATTGATGGTATTCGTGAGCCTGTTGCTGGCTCTCTTCTTTATGGAAACAACATTGTATCAGGAGCCATCGTTCCGAGCAACAATGCCATCGGACTACACTTCTACCCAATTTGGGAAGCTAATTCACTTGATGAATGGCTCTACAACGGGGGTCCGTACCAGCTCATCGTTTTCCACTTCCTCATTGGTGTCTATGCTTACCTGGGACGGGAGTGGGAACTTAGCTATCGACTAGGAATGAGGCCTTGGATTTGTGTCGCATACTCAGCGCCCGTCGCAGCCGCCACGGCGGTTTTCCTTGTCTACCCTTTTGGTCAAGGTAGCTTCTCCGATGGTATGCCTCTCGGTATATCGGGCACCTTCAACTTCATGCTTGTATTCCAGGCGGAACATAATATTCTCATGCACCCGTTCCATATGTTGGGTGTTGCTGGTGTATTCGGTGGGTCGCTATTCAGTGCGATGCACGGTTCACTGGTTACGTCCTCGCTTGTTCGTGAAACGACCGAGGACATTTCTCAGAATTATGGTTACAAGTTTGGTCAAGAAGAAGAAACTTATAACATTGTCGCTGCCCACGGTTACTTCGGTCGCCTGATTTTCCAATACGCAAGTTTTAACAATAGCCGCAGTCTCCATTTCTTCCTTGCTGCATGGCCAGTGGTGGGTATTTGGTTTGCTGCTCTTGGTGTATCTACTATGGCGTTTAACCTGAACGGTTTCAACTTTAACCAATCCCTACTCTCTTCTGATGGTCGCGTCATTAACACTTGGGCTGATGTTCTCAATCGCGCTAACCTTGGCTTTGAAGTGATGCACGAACGTAACGCTCACAACTTCCCCCTCGATCTAGCTTCTGCTGAGACTACTCCTGTAGCTCTTACTGCTCCAGTAATCGGCTAAGCACGTCGTCCGTTCATCCCACACTTGGGACGCATGACGCCTACTCATGGAACGGGGGGTAGGTACTTCGATCCGACCAATGACTAAAGTCGAACTGGATGCCCGTGTACGGGAGCAGAAAGCTCAAGAGAAAGAGCAGAAGCTGAAGTATCGCGGCGTTGCTTACACACCTAAACAGAAATAGTTCCCGCAGTGCGTGCTAACGTACACTAATCGGGCTGAAATCCACAGTAATGTGGTTGGAGTCAGGCACCTCAGAGTCGGACCTGGCTCCTATTGGCGTTGGCCTCTACGGAGACAACCTTCGCCGTCTAGACGGTGGGATAGACCACGATAAACATCAAAATTTTCCAAACGTTTGGGAGCAAGTTCAATTAACCTTACTCCTTTAAAATGGCTTTTCAATCTTCTGTGAATCCTGCTCAGCTTACTCAGCTGGGTCAGGCTAATCTGGCGGGTGATACCCGTGCCCTTTATCTCAAGCTGTTTAGCGGTGAGATGTTCAAGGGTTTCCAAAATAACACTATCGCTCGTGACCTGATCATGAAGCGTACCCTGAAGAACGGCAAATCTCTGCAGTTCATCTTCACGGGTCGCACCAAGTCCGAGTTCCATACTCCTGGTAACAGCATCCTGGGTGATAGCAACGGTGCACCCCCGGTGGCCGAGAAGACCATTACCTGTGATGACCTGCTGATCAGCTCTGCCTTTGTGTATGAGCTGGACGAAGTGCTTGCTCATTATGACCTGCGTAGTGAGATCTCTCGTAAGATCGGCTATGCCCTGGCTGAGAAGTATGACCGTCTTGCCTTCCGTGCTATTGCACGTGGTGCTCGTAAGGCCAGCCCTGTGAGTGCTACTGGTTATGTTGAGCCCGGTGGTACCCAAATCCAAGTCGGTACCGGTGCTGGTACTGAGGCTGATGCTTATGATTCCGCTAAGCTGATTGCTGCGTTCTATGATGCAGCTGCTGCTATGGATGAAAAGGGTGTGTCCATGGACGGTCGTGTGGCTGTTCTGAACCCCCGTCAGTACTACTCCCTCATCCAAGCGGTCGGTACTAATGGTCTGGTGAACCGTGATGTCCAAGGTACTGCTCTGCAGTCCGGTAATGGCATCATCGAGATCGCTGGTATTAAGATCTACAAGTCCATGAACATTCCGTTCCTGGGTAAGTACGGTACCAAGTACGGCGGTACCACTGGTGTGACTGATCCTGGTAACACTGGTGACTTCGTGGAAGTGGCTCTGGAAGATGCTGACACTGCTCAAACTGGTATCAACAACGACTACGGTACTGCTGCTGAGTTCGGCTCTACCTCCTGCGGCCTGATCTTCCAAAAGGAAGCAGCCGGTATGGTGGAAGCTATTGGTCCTCAGGTGCAAGTTACCAGCGGTGATGTGTCCGTCATCTACCAAGGTGATGTGATGCTGGGTCGTCTGGCTTGTGGTTGTGACTACCTGAACCCTGCTGCTGCTGTTGAACTGCACGTTACCAGCACTGCTCCTTCTGAGTTCTGATTTAAATGTGCGTACGGGAGCCTCTTCGGGGGCTCCTTTTTTCTTATCTATTGTTTGAGAATAATTCTCATTATCAACTATGCCTTTCCCTACTACTGGCTCCAATACTGAGCTACAAGCTGTTAATCAGATCCTGGCGTCAGTTGGTCAGGCTCCTGTTACTACGTTGACAACTGAAGAGACACTTGTAATTAATGAAGTCAGTCGATTTACTGGCTCTATTTCTGGTACTACTCTAACTACTACTACTGCAGGTATTCCTGTTGGTACTTACATTGGAGGTACTGGAGTCACTAGCGGTACATCTATTGCTACAGCTGGTGTTGAAGTCGTACCAGCTACAGACCCTGTAACGTATGAATACACTGTGAATATCTCACAGACTGTATCAGAAGGTACGCTAATCCAATCGACTGTTACAAGTAGACTTGAAACCCCAACCAACCCGGACGTTGCGATTGTACTCAATACTCTCCGAGAAGTGTCACGTGAAGTGCAGTCAGAAGGCTGGACATTCAATAAAGAGTATGATTACCCAATCACACCTGATGAGAACAACGAAGTACAAGTTCCCAACAACGTACTTCAAATAGATTTAAACCAGAACTACCCAATTAATATGGATCGTGATGCTGTAAATCGTGGAGGTAAACTCTATGATCGTACAGCACATTCATACATTTGGGATGATGAAACCTTGTACGTTGATATTACTTGGTACTTTGATTGGGAGAATATTCCAACTCCCATCCAGGCATTCATTGTAGCACGTGCTGCTGCTATTGTCTCTAGTCGTATTATTGGGGACGGCAATCAGTACCAAATGCTTCAACAAAAGGAAGCCTTTGCAAGAGCTATGGCACTTGAATATGAGTGCAATCAAGGTGATTACACTTACTTTGGCAGTCCCCAAGGTCAGAACTTCTATAAAAGTTATCAACCTTATCACACGCTGTATCGCTAATGCCTGCTGTAACCCAACTAACACCTAACTTCCTAGGTGGTGTCTCACAACAGAATGATGATAAAAAATTAAACGGTCAACTTACTGAGTGCATCAACGGTTACCCAGACCCTACCTTTGGTCTTTTGAAAAGGACTGGGATGAGATTCACCAGTGCCCTTAAGAAACCTGATGGTTCATTCTTTAGTAAAGCTGAACTTGAAGATGCAGCTTGGTTTTACATCGAACGTGATGTAGCTGGATCATACATTGGTGCTATTAAAGATGATAACATTTATGTTTGGGTAGCTTCAACTGGTGAGTGGTGTACTGTTATCAATAACGGTAGGAGTTACCTAACTGGTACTGGACAAAATGATTACCACTTCCGTAGTGTTCAAGATACCACAATCGTTACCAACAGGACTGTAACGACTGCTATGCTTCCTGCAGGTACCTATACTGAGGATACTGTAGGTACAGTTGTGCTGAGTGTATTGACACCAGATTTTGAGTATTCAGTTACGATCCAAGGGGTTAAATTTGATGCTACCCCTCAAGCATCTACCACCTTTGATCAAACGTTGGTTTACACGTCTTCAGATGTTAACACTAACCACCACCTGATTGATGCTGTAAGGGCTGGTATCTTAGCTCAACAAAGTGCAAGTAACCCTGACTTTGATGGGAAGTGGTATCTTGAAAGTTACACCAATAGTATTGTCATCAGACGTACTAGTGGTACTAATGATGTAATCCTTGATTACTCAACACCTAGTGGTAGTCCGATTCCATTCACTCTTACTGCTAAAGGTGGTATTACCAACGACTCTCTTTATGCCTTCCAAGATTCTATCGAAGATGTAACACGTCTCCCTACGGAATCCTTTGAAGGGCACCAAGTTAAGGTACTGAATAGTACAGTAGCTGAAGATGATTTCCATCTAAAGTTTGAAGCCTACGATAATGTTAATGGTCGTGGTGTGTGGGAAGAATCAAGGGCACGTGATACTTCACCAGGATTAGATAGTACAACGATGCCTTATAGGCTTATTCGTACAGGTGCTACTGCTTTTGAGTTCCAACCTGTTGAGTGGTCTGAACGTCTTACTGGAGATGATGTTACAAGTCCTTTACCTGCTTTTGTTGGGTTTACCATTAACTCTACATTCTTCTACAGTAATAGGTTTGGTATCCTATCAGAAGATAACATCATTATGAGTAGAGCTAATGATGTCTATAACTTCTTTGTTAAATCAGCTCTTACTCAAGTAGACTCCGATCCTATTGATTTGAATGTTGCTAGCATCAGACCTGCTACGTTGTTTGACGTTCTACCATCTCCACAAGGTTTGCTTGTCTTTAGTGATCGACAACAGTTTCAAGTCTTTACAACAGATGGTAGTGTATTAACTCCATCCTCAGCTATTGTTAGAGCCATCTCTAACTATGAAATGGATGCTAATATCCCACCTGCTGATGTCGGTACAACGGCTGCTTTTGTAAGTCAAGTATCAGGTTACAGTAAGTTGTTTACGTTGCAACTGCGGGATGTTGAGCAGAATCCAATTGTTATTGATATTAGCAAAGCAGTACTTGAATGGATTCCTGCTACGATCAATGATCTAGCTGTTAGCCCGCAGAACTCTGTGATCATGTTGGTCGATAGGGGTTCATCTTACCTTTACCTGTTTAGGTACTACAACAACGGTGAGAAAGATATCTTCCAAGCGTGGACTAAATGGCAATTACCTGGTACTATCCAGACTGCTAAGATTATCAATGACTCTATCATCATTGTATCACAACATGAGGATGAGTATACTATTGGTTCCATCACCCTTGATGAAATCCCCTCAGGAGAGGTTACAGCAGCTTCTAGTAGCGTAGAGGGTAATCCATGCCTAGATATGTTTACACGCCCCGTCTCGCCTGCTGTAGGTGTCGATGCGGTGGTGTATGATGCAGTGAATGATGTAACTAAGATCTATGTACCGTTCACACCATTCCAACAACGTGAAGCAGCGATGCTCCTCACTAAACCAGAAGCTGATTTAGATGATGCTGTTGCTTTGGTTGACGCTGATGCTGGTTACTGGGCAGCTGCTACAGAACGTACAGAGATTGGCACAGGTTATCGATACTTTGAAGTAAAAGGTAACTTCTTGCCTTATGCTGACGGTATCGTTGTAGGGTATAACTATACGTTTGATGTAACCTTGCCTAAGTTCTACTTTAGACGTGATCAAACTACTACTGATTTTACTGCAACGTTAACTATTTCTAGGGTTAAATTCTCGGTGGGTAGGACAGGTGCTATACGGTTCCAACTGCGACCAACAGGTTCTACTGAATGGTTTGATGTACAACACGTAGCAGATGCTGATTATTACACTGCTGACAGTAATCCTGTTAAACCTGAACGTGTGTTTACTATTCCCGTCCACCAACGTAATACTAATTTTGAACTAAAAGTGACAAGTAACTTACCGTATCCTGTGTCGTTGGTGTCTATGATGTGGGAAGGAAATTATTCACCTCGTTTCTATAGGAGGACTTAAGGATGGCATTCCCTGTCGCTGCTGTAATTGGAGGTGCCCTTTCCATTGGTCAGGGGATCTTTGGAGCCAGCCAAGCCTCCAGCTCTAATGCTAGAGCAAAGCGTGCTGCTGAAGCTGCTGAAAGGAAAGCAAAGAAAATTGCTAAAAATGTAAACGAATATAATCTACGTGCTTTTGAAGTAGATCAACAAAACTACTTCAACCAACGGGATTATGAATTCCAAATAGCTACTCAAAATTGGGAACGCGGTAAGGAGATCCAGGATTTTGAGTTCAGTCAATTGATGCGGCAATATGCCAAGTCTGTTGGGATCTATGAACAACAGCTAACGTTTAACGACTTAGCTGCTGAAACTGCATACGCTAACGAAAGCGCTGCTTTAGCTGGTCTTTTTACACAGCAAGCTTTTGCACGTGAAGATCAGATGATGGGTCTTCAAAGGGCGTTGACTGAGATTTCATTGAATCGCAGGACAACTGACCTTGAGATGCAAAGTGTCCGCAATAAGGGTACTTTTGGTATTACAGCAATCCAAGAAAACCTTAAAGAATACACTAAGCAAACTGACTTCAAAAAGCAAAGTGCTCTTGTAGATGCCCTCCAAGCTCAAGGTAAGAACGAATTACGTCAGGCTGGTGGTTCAGCACGTAAAGGTGCTCAATCCACGATGGCTGGCTTCTACCGTGGCATGACTGAACTATCCTCTGCTTTGTCTGGCAAGCAACGACAAGCTGCTTTGCAAGTTGCTGAACTTGGTCTTGAGACTTCACTACTTACTAAGAAGCTAGAAATCCAAGCTGAAAGCCTGGATAACGCAGCGATGAGTGCTATTGCTGATGCTCAATTTAACATGCGTGTTCTTGATGCGGACATTGCTAGTGCTGTCGCTCAATCTGAACGTAACATGCAGCAGATCAGCCTACAGAAGTATGGGGCTGATTTGAATGCAGCTGCTAACTTGATGATTAAACCCGAGCAACTTCCGTATGCTCCTGCCCCTACACTGGCTCCTGAGCGTGTCTTCATTGAACCAATGAAAGTTCGTCCTGGTGCTGTGGCACAACCTGTCCAACAGAATGTTTGGGGACCGCTGATTAGTGGTGTTACTCAAGGTATTAGTTCTGGTATTTCTATCTATACAGATATGTATAAGAACCAAGGACAAAACACTTTAGGTAGCATATTTGGTAGTAATAATTTCCCCAGCTCAGTACCTTCTTATTTAAACACTCCGGTGTTCGGAACTAATGGCTAGACTAACACACAACCCAACACGACCTGACTCTAGTTTCCGTCCTCTCCAACTGAGTACAGCTGAGATCACTCGGATGCGGGAAGAGACAGCCCGTATTGTCGATAATATGGAGAGGAATCGTCAGGCTGAGTTGCAACAAGGTCTGACCAATCTAAAGGCTTTACGAGATAATGCTGAGTATCAACGACAGCAAGAGCAACGTAACTTTGAGATTCAACAGCAGAATCTAAAAGCTGAACAGCTTGAGGAACAACTTAAAGCTCAAACCGAACAAAACCAAGCTAGGGTTAATCAAGAGGCTGCTCAACAAATCTTTGGCAGTCTGGCTGGTCTCAGTCAAACCGCAGCTAAAGCTACACAAGAGATTGCACTAACCAACGAAAAGCGAGAGATTTATGCTTCATACATCTCTGCTGCAGTAAACCCTGATTATACCAAAGAGACTTGGTATAAGGATAATGAGGCTAAACTGCTACAAAGTGGTGAGCTTTACAATGCAGCTGTTACTGAACAAGAGGCGACAGGTACTGCTGATCCCTTGTCCAGTGCAAAGGCTAAGATCGGGAACCCTGCACTTACGCACTTCTCCAATAAAGGTAACGCTACCTTTGTACTCACCAATCAATACTCTATAGCACTTGACGCAGTAATCAACTCTGGTATTACTGTTCGCTATAAGGGGCAAGAGGTTCCTATTTCTCAAGCTCAGCGTAACCCAGAAATCATGGGTATTGCTGGTACGTTTGCATTGAGGACACTACTTCAAAAAGCTAATCTTGTTGGTCTTGATGATCAATTCTTGATGCCTGGTTTGAAGGCAGCTAATGAGCACCTTCTTTCACGACAAGCACAGGCTTCTAAACTCCAACGAGAGGACATCAACTTCCAGAATGAAGATTTGATTCTGGGTACTATTCGGAACAATGTTGATGGCTTGAATACGTATGGTCCTACAGGTTTCCGCCAGTTAGCCGCTCTACCTCACCTTGGTTATGCTGGAGCACTTGATAAGTATGCGGGGTTCTCGGTTGAGCGTGATAGCGACGGTAACTTCCGTTACTCCATGGATGACCTTGGTAACTTGGACCTCAAAGGTAATGGTAAAACTTTCAAAGAAGAGTGGCCAAATCGTTGGACTGCTATGCAGGAGGCTCGTACTAAGTCACAGATTGAGTATGAGCGTCGTGAGCTTACCCTAGACAACATTGAGTTTGCTAAAGATACAAAGCGTATCATGGGCGGTCTTATTGCAGAGCCAACTCAAGCAAATGCGGATGCAGCTGTCAAGTACTTTGTTGAGAATCATGATGGTAGAGTACCACCAGAAGTCATTAAATTCCAATCTTCTCATACAACTGAAGCAATTCAAAAGATTGAAGCAGTTAAGAAGCTAGAAGCTATCCCTGATGGTCTTGTCACAAGGGAAGCTGTAGATGCTGCCTTTGCGTTGGATCCTAATGTTGGTAAGGCAATGGCTCAACGTTACCAAGCCCAGGAGGCACGGTACAACAGTGGTATCTACAAGGAGACTGCTGAAGCCTTTAAGGCTACTGCTAATGGTGTTACATCCTTTGGTACCAACAAACCAAACACACCTTCTAGTGTCTTCCTTCAAGAACGTATGCGGGCTGAGTACCGTAAGCGTGTGGATCAAGCTGTAGCTGGTGGTATGCCATTTGATCAAGCTGCAACAACTGTTGGTCAAGCTTTGGATGCTGAGGTAAAAGCAGGTGCACGAGATCCTAATAGCCAGTGGTTCCGTAAACCAGATGCTCCTGGTGGTTCTGCTCAATTCCCTAATCTTAACAAAGGTAGTCTTTCTGCTTTAGAAAGGGCTAACCGGCGTTATACGGAGCTAAAGCAGAACATCCGTAATAATGGTTTGGAGAAAACAATCTCCACAAAGAATGCCATTATTACAGCGGAAGAAGCTCCAGCTATTATTGAAGGTTACGGTAAACCTGGATTCACTATCCCTCAAGACGTACTTGCTGTTGCTGGTATGTCTAATGGGTTGGACCCAATGGTTATTATTAACCGTCAATTCCAAGCACTTGGTCTTCCACCTCTTCAACCTCCCCCGTCTTTGGCTAGTACAGGCTCTGGTGTTAGTCCTACTTTCCAGAGGCTACTTTATAAGAACCCAAGTCCTGAGCGTTCGACACGTGCTCTTGGTACGGCTAATACTTTCAACCCAAGTATTATCCCCAATAACATGGGTCCTATGATCCAACAGGCGGCACAAGCTACTGGTGTTAATCCTTCATTCATTGCTGCTTTGGCGGAGATTGAGAGTGGTTTTAATCCTAACATCCCCAGCTATAATGGGTCGTCATTTGGTGTGATGCAGATCAACCGAGCTGCCCATCCGCAATTCTTTGCTCAACAAAACTGGAGAGATCCTCAAGCTAATATCAATTACGGTGCTCAATACTACTCAGGTCTTTTGAATAAGTATAAGGATCCTGTAGCAGCTGCTATGGCATATAACGCAGGTCCAGGTAACTATGATGCTTACCTCCGTGGTGAGCTTCCTGATGGACCAATAAAGACTGAGATGTTGAACCACGGTAAGAAGTTCGCTAAGGCAATGTATAAGTACGGTGGTGGCGCACAAGCCCTTAACCGTCCTGAGATGATGCGTTCTGGTTCTCCAATGGAGCAGGCTTCGTTGCAAACTACCCCGATGCGTCCACTCCAATCTTTTGCACCTAACGTATCTTCGGTTACCTTTGACACTGGTCAACCTGGATTGGATCTTTTCTTTGAGGACAAGCAATTCCCAGCTGTTCTTTCAGGTGTTGTAAAAGATATTAGCTTCCAAGGTGGTCCAGGTAAGGGTTACGGTAACTACGTTGTTATCGAATCTATTGACCCGGCGACTAATGAAAAAGTAGATGTCCTTTACGCGCACCTTGCTAGTAAGCCTAATCTACGCCCAGGTCAAATGGTGAGAACTGGTCAAATTATTGGTCAGCAGGGTGGCACTGGTAGAGTTGTCAGTGCAGACGGAACCATTGCTTCTATTGACTTCCTACGTCCAGCCCCACGGGGTAGTAAGGATATGACTCCTTACGCTTATTATGATTCACTGCGTCGTCGAATTGCTAGTCAATTTCAATCTTAACTAACTAACTATGGAATACGATCCTACAGAGATGTTTAGGGTTGATCCAGGTGAGATGGAACTATCTGCGGAAGCACAAGCCCAGATGGAACTTGAGCGGCAAGCTGAAGAGGCTGCTGCTCAAGCCGCTCAAATGGCTCCAACTACTCCTACGGGAGGACAACCTGGACAAGCTCAACCCATGCAACCTGCTACGGCAGAGCAACAAACCCCGTTTGATCCGGGTTATGATTTAGGTGATGCTGCACGACAAGTCGTAGAAGGTGGACTTTCAGTTCCCGCTGGTCTTGTTGATTTTGGTGTTGATCTAATTAATAAAATTCCTGGTGTTAGTGTCCCAAAGGTACCTGAATTTCAAACTAAACACCTCCAAGCTCTTCGTGAGATTGCATCCGTTGTAGCACCTACGATTATCCTTAGTAAGCTTGGGATGAAGGGTGGTACCGCAGCACATTCACGAGTTGGTTGGTCTTTAGGTAATAATGCTTTTGTTAAAGCTGCTAGTACTTTAGGTATTGAATTAGGTGCTAGTGTTGCTGTTGGTGCGGTCAGTAGTGAATATACTGAAGACAACCTCACAGGTACTCTTAAGCAAAGCTTCCCAGAAACGTGGGACTTCATTCCTGATTCACTTGCTACTTTGAAAGATGAGCCACCGGACCTGAAGCGTAAGAAGAATATCTACGAAGATATGGGTCTTGGTGTCTTTACAGGTGTCGCAGAGGGTGTAGTTAAGTTTGCTGCTTCCTTGTCTAATCTTGGTAGTAGCCTCCGCAAGTCTAATAAACTTGTTGGTGAGACTCCCCAAGCACGGGCATGGCTTGAAGCTAATGCACCTAAGCCTTCAACTGGTGATCCTGAAGATGCTATTACTGCAGCAGTTATTAAACAAGAAGAGGCTTTGGATGAGTTAGGTTACTATAACCTCTCAGAAAACCCCATGATGGATGTACCACTTAAAGGTATCCATGATGTGTTTGACTACACTGAACTTGGTGTACGTACTGTTGACGATTTTGGTGTGGTAGGTGCTTCTATCGACCAAGCTCGTATTGCTAAGAACCTTGATACTGTATACGGTCGTCTTGGTAATATGCTTTCTGAACCTGCTCTTAAGTATGCGCTTAAGAGTGGTGACAATGCTCAAGACATTGTTATTGGTCTTGCTGATCAACTGAAGCAAGCTGGACGTGTTGGTATGGAAGGTGATGGTTGGAAGGTTACCTTTGATGACGTTATTGACGCCAATGAAGACCTAGCTATCCAACTGTTTGATCCACGGATGAGTAAGGCAGATGTCCGTCAAGTCCTTGAACCATTCATTACAAGGGATGCTGATGGTAAAGAGGTAATGGTAGAGGAAGGCTTTGCTATGGCTGCCAGGGCGCTCAGGGGCTTTGGTAGTGACCTCACCAGTATGGATGTAGGACGTGCCCAGGCATTGCTTGCTGGGTCGCTTTCTGGGCGTATCTCTGACCTTTCAGAAGGTGCACGTCTAATGGAAGGTACGTCTGCTGTTGAAGCGGCTCAAGAAAAGGTAATTGATTTGATGCAATATGTCACTCAATTATCTGGATCTGCTAAATACTACAAGAACCGTAAAGCTAACCTGATCCAACTTGTACAAAATGGATTCAGGAATATTGAAGGCTATAACCTTGCTACTGTTGAAGGAGCTGGTGATGTAGCACAAAAGATCTTCCAAGATTCTCAACGTTTTGCTGATACCTTGAGGCAAATCTCATTCAACCAACCTCGTTTGATGGATGAGTTTCTGTTTGCTTATGAAATTACCAATGGTGATGTTGATACCATTGTTAAGATGAATAAGTGGATCTTTGAGATGACGGGTGATCTTGGTAAAGGTATTATTAACCTAAACCCTGATGTCCAGAATAAGTTAGTTGCTGGAGTGTGGTCTAACATCTTCAATAATATGTTGTCTGCGTTTAAGACTCCTATTGAAGCATTGGTTGGTGACTTTGGTGGAATCATTTCTCAACCAATTTCACACTTTGCTGGTGCTGCAATGTCTTTGGATTTCAAAGCAATGCAACGTGGTTGGATCGCATACAGCTCTGTTGGGGATACACTGAAGAAAGCATTACCGTATGCTGGTGATGTATTTATGCGTGCTTCAAAGGAACCCAATTCAGTACGTTCTGGTACACGTCTTGATTTTATCCTGTCTCAAGAACGTGAGATGGAGTTCCTTAAGATGTCAGCTAACCGTCAGGCAGCAGAAGGTAATCATGGTCTTCAATATCTCGTCAATCAAATAGAGATGTTGAATGATCTTGGTAAGGATCCAGTGTTGCGGTTTGGTATTAATGCTATGACAGCTACTGATGGCTTTACTGGGGTATTTAATGCTGCAGCTGAAGCACGATTCAGAGCTATGGATGAGCTAGTTTCCTCAGGACAACCAATCTCTAAGGAAGCTGTTAAGCCCATTGCTGATAAGTACTACGCTGAGATGTTTGGCGCTGATGGTTTGCTGAAGGATGAAGCTGTTAAGTATGCCACGGATGAGATGGCACTGAACATTGATAGTAATCTTGCTAAAGGTATCTCAAGTCTTATTAATACCGTACCTGGTTTGCGTCCCTTTATGATGTTCCCTACCACTGGTATGAACCTCATTGATATGGGTGGTAAATATGGACCGTGGATGCCATTCCAACGTGATGTTAACGAACTAGCTTACGTTAAACTAGAGGATCTTTTTGTAAATGAAGCACGTGTAGATGAACTTCTCCGAGCACGTAATATCAATGTAGAGGAACTTGATACGATTGCTAAGCAAAACAAACTTGCTGATCTTAAGTACACCACAAGGGGGCGTAAAGCACTTGGTGGTATCGCTGTGACTGGAGCTATTGGTCTTGTTTTGAATGATCGCCTTACTGGTGATGGTATCTACGACAAAGAAATTCAACGTGCACGAGTAAAGAACTCTAATTGGAAACCTCGTCATATCAAAGGTCTTGATGGTAAGTGGTATAGCTATGAAGCTCTGGGACCCCTTGCTGATGCTATAGCACTTGTAGCTAACATCGCTGATAACTTTGATATGCTTGGTGAAGCTGCTACTGAACGTTTGTTTGAAAAGGTAGCCTTTGTTATTGGTGCTTCTATTACTGATCGTACTGCTCTTTCTACTGTTAAACCTTTGCTTGATATTGTAAGTGGTAACGAAGGTGCATTGACTCGTTGGGGTGCTGGATTTGTTAATAGTCTTGGTCCTTTGGCTGGTCAACGTGCTGAGTGGTCTCGTATTATCACTGAAGGTTTGATGGAAGTAGATAATGACTTCCTTTCTTTGCTTGGTAACCGTAATAGCTTCCTTGATCCTTCTAATCGTCACCCTTATGTTTACAGCCCGGTGACTGGTGAGAAAGCTAATGGTTATGGTCTTCTGCAACGTATCTGGAATGCTTACAGCCCGATCAAGGTACACGCTGAGCAATCACCTGAAGAGCGGTTCCTGCAGGAGATGGAGTTCGATATTAACACTACCTTCCGTACTAAAGATGGTGTTAAGTTGAAAGCCAATGAGCGTTCTGAACTGTTCCGTCTGATGGGTACAAGTGGTTTCTTCAAAGAAGAGATCCGTGCTATTATGCGTGATGCTGGTAATTGGAACAGCATTGCTAAACTGCGTGAAGCACGTATGCGTGGTTTGAAGTCAGATGAAGTATCAATTAAAAAGTGGCATGATCTTTATACTAGGCTGTCTGATGCACGACGTGCTGCAGAACAACTAGCCTATGCTGAAATGAATGCTGAAATGCTCGGTCAAATTGAAGCTCGTCAAATAGAGCGAGATCTGATTGAAGAAGCTAATATCGCTGGTGAAACACTTAACCCTGCTCTTTCTATTCGTAAGTAACAATCATGTCATGTGCTGACGTACAAACAATTCAAGCAGGTAACGGATCAAAGACACAATTCTCTTTTGACTTTCCGTACCTTTTTAAATCAGAAGTCCAGGTTTCCTTTTGGAACGTTACAACTAAAGAATGGGACGTAATTGCACAAAATGATGCTACATATCCTTGGCAACTGACAGATGCTAACCCCACTATTGTAGAGTTTACAGGTACTGCACCTCCTACACCTGCAACACCTGTTAACCCAGATGAACCTACTGTTGATAATGTTCGGATTCGTCGTGTTACTAACATTGATAACATCCGAGCATTGTTCAATCCAGGTTCAGCTATTCGATCTGATGATCTGAATAAAAACTTTGAACAACTTCGGTATGCTATTCAAGAAGGTAATTGCCAAGAAGTACCTCAAGAGATCTATGATTTCCTGAGGGACTACTATTGGAATACCTTTAGTGATGCTATCTACTCCACTGATACGTGGGCAAGTGCTGATAATAAGATTGCCAGTACTGCAGCTATTGATGGTCGTACTTTTACTAACTTCGATACACTAGTCCAAACTGCTACACCATCTGGTAGTGATTGGCGTGTAGGTAAGACGTGGTTGCAAAGTAATGCTGACCTTACACTTTCTATTTGGAATGGTAGTGAGTGGACTGGTGTTACATCCGGTGGTACGTTTACTACCCAACCTAAGGTTGTCTATGTAGACGCATCAAGTGGTGATGATGCTAATGACGGTCACCGTATCAGTCGTCCTAAAAAGACAATTAAAGCCGCGGTCACGCAAGTTAACGCTGATGACACCTATGGTGATGGTAGTGTTATTGTAGTTGCTCCTGGTGTCTACCAAGAGATTGCACCTATTGACATCACAAGAAAGGATGTATCTATTGTTGGTACTACTTACCGTGGTTGTATCGTACATCCTACCGCTGCTACTCAAGAGAACTCACTGTTCCGTGTAAATAGCGGTACATACCTCAAGAATATCACCTTTATGGGTGTCAAAGCAAGTGGTATTAGGGGTGCAGCAGGTTCTATTGATCCTGATGGTACTTATGGTCTTCCGCCGAGTCAAGGTTGGAACGTTTCGTTCTATCCTAATGCGATGATCTACAAGTCACCGTACATCCAGAATTGTACTAGCTTTACCGATTCCGAGATCGATAACAGTAATCTGAACCCCAATACCCCTGCAGGTGGTTCTGCTGGTGATACGGATTCTGAACCTACTGGTGGTGGTATGCTTGTGGATGGTTCCGTTGTGAACTCAAGTAGCCCGCTTCGTTCGATGGTGTGTGATGCTTATTCACAAGTGTGTCTGGATGGCCCTGGTATCCTTGTTACGAATAATGGTTATTGCCAAGCAACAAGTTGTTTCGCCTTCTTTGCTCATTACCATCTCAAGTGCTTGAATGGTGGTCAAGCAAACATCACCGGTTCTACTACAGACTTTGGTCGTTATGGCTTGATTGCTGATGGTAAATCAACCTCTGCAATCTTTACGGCTACGACCACTGCTAATGCAGCTGATGGGGCACTTACTTTTACGATTGGTACTCCGACTGCAGGTGCTAGTTGGTATGGCTCTGCTACACGTCCACAAAATAATATGGTCGTGGAAGTAAATGGTGTCACTTATCCCGTACTTTCTGCAGCAGCTAATGGTTCCGGTTGGGATGTTACTATCCTTCGTCCTGATCCAACTGATGTTTCAGTGAACCTTGGACTGGATGGTGCAGTAAGTAGTGGTGCTGCAGTTAGCTTCTACCTTCGTTCTATGATTTCTTCTAGCAATCATACGATGGAGTATTGTGGCTCTGGTACTAACTACTCTGCTTTGCCGGAGAATGGTGGTGTACCAGTTGAAGCTGCACAAGTTGTTGAACGTAATAACGGTAAGGTTTGGGCTGCTATTACTGATCAAAGTGGTAAGTTTAAACTTGGTGATTTCTTTGTTGTCGATCAACAAAATAGCACTATTACACTGACTACTGGTAGTATCCCGCTTGATTTGTCTGAGCTTACCATTGCTCCTAATGGTGATGCACAACTTAACACCAACTTGGATCTTAACGGTAACGACATTATTGACAGCACAGGTTCCGTCAGTATTAACGATACACTGGATCTTAACCTGAATAAGATTAGTAATGTTGGTGAACCATCTAGTGCACAAGATGCAGCCACTAAGAACTATGTTGATAGCTATGCAGTAACTGTTGCTGATATCGGTAGTACCGTTCAAGCTTATGACGCTAACCTACCTGCTGGTAATACCATTCTTGTTGATGGTGATATTGGTGTAACAGTAGAAGCATATGATGCTACTATTCTTAAAGATGCTGATATTGGCGTTACAGTTGAAGCCTATGATGCGACGATTCTTAAAGATGCAGACATTGGTGTAACTGTTGAAGCGTACGACGCTACGATTCTTAAGGATGCTGATATTGGTGTCACTGTTCAAGGGTATGACGCTGATACTGCTAAGACAGATGTCACACAAACCTTTACTGCTGGTCAACGTGGTGGTGTAACAGCACTTACAGATGCAGCTACTATTCTTGTGGACTTTGATGATAGTAACTACTTTAGCGTAACCCTTGGTGGTAATCGTGTGCTTGATAATCCCTCTAATGCAGTAGCTGGGCAATCAGGTGCTATCTTTATTACCCAAGACGGTACTGGTAGTCGTACTCTTAGCTACAGTGGTAATTGGGCTTTCCCTGATGGTAATGCACCTGTGTTGACGCTTAACCCCGGTGCTGTTGATGTACTTATTTACATGGTACTTAGCCCAACCGTCATCGTTGGTCACCTTATGAAGAATATCCAGTGATGGAGGTAAAGTCATGATTCCTGGTGGTCTTATTCCACTCCTTTTTGCTTCAGAAACTTTACCTTCTGGAGCAGGTGCAGTGGGTGGTACTGTCACTGATATTAATGATGGTGGTGTGGATTACCGTGTCCATACGTTCACCACTAGCGGTACCTTTACGCTTAACAAAGAGACAACTATTGAATACTTAGTTGTCGGTGGTGGAGGAGGAGGGGCTGGCTCATTTTCTGCTGCTGCTGGCGGTGGTGGTGGAGCTGGTGGGTTACTTTATACCACACTTGGTAGTGGTATTTTGTTCCCATCAGCTATTTATACCATTACTGTTGGAAATAATGGTGTCCGTAATAATAGTGGTGGTCAAGCCGGTAATGGCGGTAATTCCTCAGTTGTTGGTAGTACCATTAATATCGTTGCAACTGGTGGCGGTGGTGGTGGCGCTTCTGATCCTAGTGCTGCTGGCTCTTCTGGAGGTAGTGGTGGTGGTGGAGGCGGTAGCCCCGCTAGAGCTGGTGGTGGTCGCGTAGTAGGCCAAGGTTATGCTGGTGGTAGTGGTAGTTCTAGAGAATACGGTGGAGGTGGCGGTGGAGCTGCTAGTGCTGGCTCTAGTGCTACTACATCAGCATCAGGTCGTGGTGGTGCTGGACTCCTTATTAATATAACTGGTAGCAACGTACGTTACGCAGCTGGTGGACACGGTGGTACTACTACAGGTAGTACGCAATCCTCTGTTGGTGGTTCTGTCCGTCCTGGTACCATTCCACCTGCTAACAGTGGTAGTGGTGGTGGTGGTCAATCTTTTACACCAGCAACTGATCCGCCTACTAATGGCGCACGTGGTATTGTTGTCCTTCGCTACCCAATTTAACAACTTTCATTTTCTTTCAAACAACATGGCTAACTATACTGATAATGTTGAACCGCTGGGTAAAGCAGGTTTGGCACGACAACTGTCTGCAGGTTCTACATCTGCTAACACTGCGTTGACAAGTGGTATCACACGTATTTCAATGCGTGCTGTTGGTGCTGATATTCGATTTGCTATGGGTGTAGGTGCTCAAACTGCTACAGCTACTAGTCACTTTATTGCTAATGGTGAGCGTCTTGATTTTGCTTGTTATCCTGGTGCTAACATCGCAGTAATCCGTAATGGTACTAGTGATGGCACCCTTGAAGTAACGGAGTTGATCTAATGAGACTCAGAGGAACCAAGACAAGTGTTATCTCCACCAATGGTGGTCTTGGTGATCAACTCTGGGACCTTGGTGGAGCACGACCATCACTTGACCTTAATTTTGCACACTCCAAAGATCTGACAGATGCCACTACTGGGTCGAACCTTGTTGACTTCACCCGCGCCAGTAGTGGGACGTATGTGGGCAGCGATGGGCTGATCAAGACGGCGACGACAAACGAGCCACGGTTTGATCACGACCCAACGACAGGTGAGAGCTTGGGGTTGTTGGTGGAGGAGCAGAGGACGAATCTCACACCATATAGCAGATATGAAAGCACACAATGGACTTTTGTAGCAGCGTCGTTAGGCGCTTCTACCAAAGCAGCCATTGATGGAGCCACAGTTACTGCTTTTCTGGCTAATGCATCGACGGGTGCACATCGAGTCATTCGCGCATTGTCTGGGCCTTATACGGCGGGTACCGCGTTTACGTTCAGTCTCTATGTCGCGAAGCCTGCCAATTCTGACATACGTGGCATAATAGTACGCCTAAGAACTGCCGTAGGTGGGCAGTCAGTATCGATAGCGGTGACAGATAATGGCGAAAATTCTACTTACGAGTTTAATGCTTCCGCGCCTTTTGGAGCTTCCCCTCCACCAGCGATAACGTCCGGCAGCTTTTCCGCAGTTCCCGTTGGTAATAAATGGACGCGCATTAGCATTGTCACACAGGTATCCAGCGTTAACACTAATTACACGCAATGGGACATTGGCTTTTCCACTGCTTTGTCCAGCGACACTGGCACAGGCACGGCTAATTCCGAGTTATTTATCGACGCAGTACAACTTGAAGCCGGCTCCTTCCCCACCAGCTACATCCCCACCACAAGCTCCACCGTCACCCGCGCTGCTGACGTGGCCAGTATTAGTGGTAGCAACTTCTCTGGCTGGTTCAATGAGTCAGAAGGGAGTTTATATACTGCCGCATCTTTTATTGGCGCGGTTTCTCAAACCAGCTTTATTGCTCAAGCCGCCTTGAACAGCGCCAACTACATTAGTATGTACCGGGATGGAAGTCCTCAAAGGTTGACAGCTCGGGTCGTTGCTGCCGGCGTAGACTCAGCCTTTTTCTACACAACTGCATCGGCAATCCAAGCCGACGTGGAATATAGAAATTGTGTTGGGTACAAGCTGAATGATTTCGCAGCTACAAGTAATGGCGCTGTTCCTGCTGGTGATCTTGCGGGTAACGTGCCTACAGGTTTGACAACATTGGGTTTAGGCGGCTCTCCCTATACCTCTTCCGTTCCCTTGAACGGT